TTTTTTTTGCATCGGTCTCTTCATTAAATGTTTTCACTTTAGAACTTAATCCATTTACTTTCCAATACTCATCTTCAACTGTAATTTGTGTATCAACAATCTCTCTTACAGGATTTATGTTTTGTGAATCTTTGATCGATATATAAATAAATCCATTGTATTTGACCATATCGCCCTTAGAGTATTCTTTTTTAGCACTCCATCGTGCGGTATTTGGATCATCGACGGCTGGAGTTGGAGTTGGACTTGCAGAATCAAAATAACCTTTTTTGGGACTTTCTTGAGAAGATTCAAATAATTCATACATATTCGCCCCCTTCCAAGAAAAATACCTTGACGGGATAATACTTTGTAACGTATTTTTAATCGTTGTGTATCCAGGGATATACTCCATCTAGACTCGACCCGTATTATTTATAGTATTATTTACGTATTACGTAGCATATTTCTTACTACCCATTCCAGATTCAACAAGAAAAAAGTTAATATTCTCAACATATACATTCAATGTGTAAATATACGTCGGTTTTGCAGGAAGAGGAAAGACATCAACATCCAATTGAAACCTATTAATTCTACTTGCATTTATTGAACCAGCCGGTTGTGGAGTCGGACTATGTAACTCAAATGAATATACAGGAATCCTACGATTCGCCCCTCCAGACAAATATTTATACTGAGTCAGATCTGTAAAAAAGGTCGTGCCGTTTACTTCTTGAATTTCATTTCCATCGGAAAGAATGCGAAGTGAACTTAAAATATCAATTTGTCCACCAGATATACTTACACCAGATGAATAGGGGATATTTCCATTCGGACCTAGAGTAAGTTGCTTTGGTTGATTTGGCCAATCACACCAGTTCGTAAAATTATCCGTCCTATTTCTATAATATATACTATCAGAGCGTCTCGGGAGAATAAGAATACGTGTAATAGGGTTATGAATATACAGATCAAGAAGGGAATGTGATATGACTTCTGTAAAAGGTACATGAGTTACTTCACGAATTACGTAAGATAGTGGCGTAGTGGCAAAAATAGTCTGTTCTTTTTCAGGAAGAAATACATAGGTGGTATACAACATTGGATTAAATGCCCATCTGTTTAATTCATCTGGAGTTGTATTAATATCGGTAAGAAACTGTCGTATCTGCGTAGTCGAATCAGAAATATTGTTATATATTGGCTGATTAGGATTTACCTGGACACTTACTGGATCAATTGAATATCCAGGAGCCATTCGAAAACCATTTGCATCAAGAGTTGTATATAATTCTCTTGCAGGTCGGAAAATCACAGTAACAGTTACTGGATATACTTGTAATCCAACTAATGGTAAGGCCTGACCACTTTCTGTAAACCAAAAAGGAAGAGGCACATATACTGTATATCCTGGAATAGATGGATTATTTGTTTGTGTAATAGTATTATTATCTTTAAATACAGTTGGATACTGCGGAGGCATTACAGAAGGATTGCCATAGATTCCTTTGGCTGGATCTGTTAATTCAGGTACATCTCCAACCAAGCGTTGCCACTTTTCATAGGAATCTTTCGGTAAATCAATCATAGCTCGTGCCATTAAATATTCCCCCGTAAACTCTTGAATTTTATTAGGACCAATTGTTACATACACGGTATCAATTGCCAATGCTCCAACTGCCTTAACCCATTGAAATTCTTGTTCGTATATAACACCTTGGCCAGGATCGGGGTATATATTTTCACCTGATCGTTCCAAATGTTTACTAAAAATAGGCGGAAGTGTAAATGAAATATACATATCACTCACTAAATCACCCTTTCTGTCGACTTGGGTAGATACTTGCACCGTTTTATCGTAAGGGTAAATTGTAGGCCCATCAAACGATTTTGATATTGTTTCCAGTGAAAAGTGTGTATATTTCTTAAATGTTTTGTAAAAATAGGTCATATCTGGATTTCCAGATAAGATCACATTTTGTGTGCCATATGCAATTAACGTAAGTAACCCTCCACCAGGCATTCTTCTTTACACGTGATTATATGATATATCTTTATATCTATCTTGTATAAACCACGTATAAATTAAGTTATCCTCTCCCTAAGCCTTCTGTTGTGTCCACCATGTATCGATTAAGTAAGGAGGTGTTACCATAGAAGAAGTATCCATCTGAGAAGAAGGTCCCATTTGCAGGAGCGACTGAATTTCAGAATAACTTATTGCATAACTGTAATATATTATATTACTCACATATCCTTGCATGGCTCCATGTATAACAAATGATTCGCCAGCAGGTATTCCCCTTAATGGTCTATCTCCACTAGTATTATCAAAATCTTTTGCTATTGTTGTTTTAAAGGAGGGTAACAACATGAGTGGTTGGTAGTTTTGATATGCAATTGTTCCATCAAGAACTAATTTATTTGCCAAATTTCCATTTATGTATACCTTGAGAGTATTATTCGCGGAAAGAACAATAACAAGGTGAAACCATTTATTGATAGGAATTTGCTGTACATCGACCTTATTAAACCACGAATTGTATGAGTTCATCACAATTCTTAATACAGGATTATTTTGCACATCTGTTGACACAAATACACCTGGTCCGCAGAGGGGAAATGGTCCAGATTGGTATCCCTTATAAAATATAGTAGACCATTGGTGTGCGCTTGCACTAGTAAATGTGGTATCTTGAACATAAATAAAGGTGGAATATGAAAATTCAATGCCGGTCAATTGATTCTGGGATACGGGGAGGTAGACTGCATTTGTACCAGATGGATCTTGAGTAAATACTTTAGACAGATTGCCCGTCATAGGATATACAACAACTCGGGTACCACTATAGCCTAAATATGCTCTCCATAGAACTTCCACAGACATGTAAACAATGTAGACAAGTGCGACAACGACAATAGCATATATGATTTGTGGGAAAATCTCAGATGTTGATACTTCCATTCTATATGTGTGTATCAAAATCTTGTTTTGTAAATATAATTACTAATTATTTGCTGTTCCCATACTCAAGTCAATATTCGTATTAAATAAGCCAGAAAAGAAGTTACCTCCAGAAGCGGTTGCTGGGCCGGCTTGGTAAATACCCCAGATTATGTCGGGAGTAAGGGCGTAATTGTAATAATCGGTTGTTGAGAAAACACCGTTTATGCTTCCAGTGGTGGTATTTTGTCTTCCAACTGTGATTGTTCCCTTACCAGTTGTATTACCCAAGTCATTCATTCCAGCATACACGCAAGAACGACTTAATTTACCATCAATGTATACATCTAACGTGCGACCATTTGCAACCACGCTGATGAGAACCCATCTCTGATATTCAATGCCATTGATGATACTACATTTATCGCTTTTCAGTATTGTGGGAGATCCTGTACTTCCAGATACAGAAGATGCCATTCCAAAGATACCAACCGTGCCATCGCTAGCATCAGCCGTGCCTTGATTTACAACTAAAGTACCATTTGTTGGCATTAAACCAATATATAATTGGGTCTTTGGAGTCTTTCCAGTAGATGTTATATCAAGAAGGGGCAGTGTTGTTGCAGTTCCTACATTTTCAGGTGTAGTACTGTAAACGCTTAACCACATAGTTACAGTGTATTGACCACCGGATGTTAATCCGCCAGTCTGGATCTCAGCAACGGCATAATCAGTTCCAGGGGCAAACACTCCATTTGTAGCAGCAGTTGCCGAAGTGCATGTAAGCCCAGCAGCAGCAGCAGCAGCAGCAACATTGGCAGCGGTCGAATCACCGCCAGTGTTTGCAGCAGCAGCAGCCGCAGCTGCCGCAGCCGCCGCAATCTGTTTAGAATCATACGATGCTACCGATACACTTGCGTCGCATCGAATTACACTCCCACCCTTTAACTGTTTTGGATCCATAACGTTCGTTGGGATCAAGTTGATACTCGACTGAACGGCGGTAGAACTGTACAAGAACGTATACACATAATATAATATGATCAGCAGGATAATAAAAAACACTATACCACCCACCATTCCCGATGTCCCTGACAATCCGGAGGTAAGGGCCGAAAGTTTCATGTTTTTAAGATTGTTACCAGATTGACTCATTCTGTAATAGGTTCAGAAAGCATACATATTCTAACTTACAGAACTTGCATATACAGAAAAAGGGTTGGGTGGTTTTATTGCTGGAAGACCAGTACACGTGCCGAAAATACACGAAGGAAGATTTAAATTAAAGGAGAAATCGATATTATCCAGAGAATATGGCATTCCAGTAGTATCAACCAACTGAGTGACATCGGTACTTACATCGTGAGATGATTGGGCAATCAGTTTCGTGGAGAACAAACCAATCTTACCTGCCCATCCATTCATTCCTCCTACCATCCAAGAATCTGATCCGGGTGCTGGAACAGGGGGGTATGTTAAATATGTACTTGCTACATACTTTTCTCCGTAATAGACATCAATTCTTCTTCCTTCTTGAACAATTGTTATGACTGTCCATTTTTGCAAAGGAATTGCCGGAAGAGGAATCGATTCGATATAATACTTAGAATTGCCAGCAGTTTTAATGGTTAGTAATGTTGATACAAGGGGTTTATCGGATTGGGAAGTATAGCCGGATGCATATAACGTTACAAACGAACCGAGGGAAACTAGGGGTGTTAAATGGGTATTCCCCATTTTACAATTTGTACAATCGTTTATACTCGTACATACACATCGAGTAAATGTATATTCGTTACAAGATTGTTGCAGTGAAGTAGCGTCAATAGTTGTATCATTTATACTGCAATCAACGTCAACTACCGTTTTAGGTGCACTAGTAATTAAGACTGCAAATCTTAGCGACGAAGGTGTTTTCATATTCCACGGGAGATCCTTATTCGCTACTGCACTTATCGGCGAGGTAGATAAATCATATAGAGTCGATGAATCTGTACCTCGTTTCAAATATAAGAGTGTTAATGCTGCAACACAAACGACAATAACTATAACTATTATTATAGGTAGTATCATATCTAACTTTATCATGTATTATTGGATGGTATTACACATTAGGTGCATTTCTCCTGTGTAGGTGATGAATCAGAAACAATTCCAAACTTTTTGACTCCTGTAAGTGCTACTGTATTCCCCACAATTTCGGGATATGTTATTCCGCGATTCCATAACATTAGTGTTTGAACATTTCCACATTTTGTAGTTGAAGTATTAGGGTAAAATCTATGTTTACCATTTGTTGATGATGAGGATATTCTTGGTAATGTATGTGCTACATTTGTTTGTGAAACTTGTACTCCATTTAAATAAACGGTAAAAATATTTTTATTATATACAATCGTTAAACGAAAGGGAGTATAAAGGGGAATATTTTGAATAGGAAAACAACTTCGTTGAACCTTTGTTGCTGGTTGGGCACTTGTATCATTTAAAAAGTAAGTCACAAGTAAATTATTTGTAGAGTCATCTATATAACATATCATTGTAGTACCTTGTGCATCTGTATTTGCTGAAATATCTTCTGCTAAAGTGGGTTTAGATTTACTATAGTTCTTTACTAAAGGTAATACTGAATTGTAAAAGATTAGCCTATCCATGAATGATTTATTTGTTAGATCTGTTAAATATATATCGACCGATACAGTGTAATTTTCGACGAAGTCGTGCTGGGAAAGTATATCAGATATTAGCGAAGAATCTGGTGCAACAGATAATTCTTGAGATCCAGAATTCCAGTATGTCTTATAATCATGTGATGTAGACATGGGTATAATTCCTGAACCACCTGGAACAAATTGAAATATGGGGCGTACTGCATAGTGAATTAACATTAGGAGGAGAAATAGGACAAAGCCGTATAAAAAGAAGTAAAACAATACTTGTAACGTATAACCGGAAGAAGCTCCATATGCAGTTGCAGTTGAAGTTGAAGCAAAAGGATTCGCCATGCTTGCACTGAAAGGGAGCGCTGCACCCATGCTGAAAGGTTTGCCTGCTGCTGCTCCAGATCCAGATCCAGGTCCTGCATAAGCAGGCGTGCTAAACGTCTGGCGTGCAAGTTGAGCAGGAGTTGCTGGAGCTGTAAATCCTGGTAATGCAGATAAAAGTGAGCCAAAACTCTGAGTATATTTTTGAATTACTTCTTGTCTCTTATTCATCGCCATCTGATTTAGTTGTCTTTCTCTTTTTTGCAGTGAACGAATTGTTTTTGTAATTATATCCAATCTTTTGATAAAATTTCCTTGTTTTTGCACTATCACACTCGCGTAACTTTTCTCGCAGATAACATACAAAAGAAACACGGCTAAATGGTTTCTCTGCACCTAAGGTACCTGTATCTAAAGAATCTTTGTGAATGCGAGGAAGCCCTTTATTAATTTTCTTATCTTCCTCTGTTTCGTATAATTCAGTATTACAATGCCATTGATGAACATCCATTGCTAAGAAATCGCCCGTTCGCACATTAAATCCTATATTAAACTCGGGCATAAGTGTATATCCTCCCTTATATGAGCCCCGTTCAATAACGGACAGATTTCCATAACCATCTTTAAAATCACCATCATCCTTATGCAAAGCGGTTCTAAAATTCCTATTTATCGTCACCGAAGAAAATGACGTATCTGTAATATGTACCATTGGCATTTTTTCTGCAGCCTTTTTCTGTAAGGCATATTTATCCGGGACGAGAGTTTTGAAACAATCATCGATTGCCCGTATGAAGGGGAGGCCGTGTTTATAATATTTCCAATATCTCATTGTATACGAGGTAATGCGACATGGAAGTTTCATAAATGGAGTTGCATTAAAATATCCCAGGACTGAACTAAATACATTATTATTTACACGCATTTTTCCAACTTTCCCTTTCAATGTTTCATTTGCAGACCATCCACGAATATTGACAGGGCTTCTACTTTTCCAATACTTCCCATCAACTGCAATAGGACCTGCAGCAGCCCCTCTATTGCGTGAAGGCCCAGCAGCTATCCAAAATCCTTCCCATCCTATTTTAATTACTTCGGGATCAATAACTTTCTTTCTTAACTTGGCAAGTAACTTCTTTTCCCCGTCTATCATTGCATATACATCAACATCTTCATCGAAGATAGTATACCCTTTTCCATCGAAGTAGGTGCCTTCTTTTGCCTTTATCTCGTCATTTGTCATTTTCGCTTCAACGACAACTTCCTTTGCTTTTTTAAAGGGATGCTTCTTAGGAAGTACTAACCCTGTATAAATGTCTTCTGGAAAGTTTGTCAGAGACATTAACTATTACTAAGATAGAATATAAGGCCGCAACCAACTCCACCAATGATAAGTCCAGATGCTAAGCCTTGGACACGTCCTCTCCATTCTCCCTCTGCAAAATCTTCAGTCGTCCAAATAGGAGAACGATGCATCTGCCCTAACTTTTTCAGATATTCAATTGTTTCCTCCTCTGTGAATATAGGCTTGTTTAAACTTTTACTCACCTCATTATGTAATAAAAGTGTCCACCGAAACAGGTCGCTTCTCCTATCTAAATGAGGACCAATTGGGTATTTTTCCATATGGACTTTATAATGTTCACGGCAAATCGGACACGGGATTAAGTACTGCAAACTTTCGAAAAATTCTCTTGCTGCCTTTTTATGTCCATGGGAAGGATTCACAGGGTAGCCGAGGGATGCAATATGTATTGTATTCCAGAAAAAGGGCCCCCATGTTTCGGGAGGTATCTGCATTCTACTTTCATTCTGTATAAAGTATCATGCATTTCACGCATTCACGCATTCATGTATCTATGGTCTAAACACTCGGTGGAATATACAGGAGGAATGTCAGGAATGTCTTATGTATATAGAGGAAATCAGAAAAATTTTTGTACAAATTGCGGTGGAAATGGCCACGTCTTTCGCAATTGTATTGCACCTGTAACAAGTTACGGAGTTATCATGGTTCGTCCAAGTAAAACATTTCATCTCGAAAAAAATCTTATATCAGACGGAAATGTTACTGGCCTCGAAAAGGAGCACCTCGAATTTCTCCTTATTCAACGTCGTGATAGTCTAGGATTCATTGAACTTATACGTGGAAGATATAAGGTAACCGACATTGACTATATAAGGCTTCACCTAGGAGGAATTACGGAGGACGAGCAAAGGAGATATAGGGATGGTCCCTTCGATGTTCTTTGGAATAGTATGTGGGGTCTGAATCATTCACATTTATATAAAAATGAGTTTGAAAATGCAATGCAAAAATGGCAACACATTCATGAAGGAATAAAGGATGCGAATGGTAAACTCTGGACAATGGATGAATTAATTGCATCAGCAAATCCCCCTAAGAAAACACCAGAATGGGGATTTCCAAAAGGAAGAAGAGATGCTCAGGAAAGCGATTACATTTGTGCAATGCGCGAAATGGAGGAAGAAACGGGAGTAAAGGAAAATCAAGTCATTTGTATTAATAACATTGAGCCTCTTATTGAAGCATTCTTCGGTAGTAATCACGTACACTATTGCCATAAATATTTTATCGTCTGGGTTCCTCCTAATCTCGACATCAAATTCGACGTTGAGAATGACCATATGCGACGTGAAATAGGGGATATTCAATGGTTTTCTATAGATGAAGCCCTAAATCATTTGCGACCAGAGAATATTGAGAAGAAGGAAGTGCTTTTACGCGCTGCATCATTATTTAGAAATCTATGTCCCTTTCCTATTCATAGATAGAATGGCGAGTACTCCCGAAGGAAGAGCCTTGTTAGATGCTTGGAGGAATGCCGTCGATATACAGGACCAATATGATGCATTAAATAGATTATTTGAGAATAAAATATTTCCATCAGAAGACCATCCAACGTGGGAATCTGAAGGGGGGCTCTATCCGGACCCAAACTTTCCTAGACAATCGGCTGAACGGGGAAATGAATGGCAACAATGGTACACGGAAACACTGCGAGGAGTTCACAGCGGAGAAGATTTTTTACCTAAACTAATGCGAAAAAGAGAATTCCAGGAAAGTCGACAGGGTCCTATAACAGATTTGAGTGTAGATAAATGCCGCATAACTGAGGATTTTCAAATAACACCTGTCCAGCGATTCGTATCTCGTCTCCTTTCTCCACGCACTCCTTATCGTTCTGCTCTACTTTTTCATGGCGTGGGTGTTGGTAAAACATGTGCTGCAATAACTGTATGCGAATCGTATTTGGAAATGTATCCTGATCAGAAAGTCTGTATCATTGCTCCTCCAAATATTCAAGAAGGATTCCGTAGAACAATCTTTGATATGAATTCTATTACCATTGGCAAAGGAAAAGAACCTAATTCTCACAATGGATGTACAGCAAATGTATATCTCTCACTTACCAATAGTTTCACTGAAAGAAATCCTAAAGTAATTGAAAGCAGAATTGATAAAAGTATTAATTCTCGCTACGAATTTTTTGGTTACACTTCCTTTTATAATCATATTCAACGCCTCCTTGCATCTCTGCAAAAAAGAAAGGCAAGCGAATCTATTAAACGAGAAATGCTTCGCAATGAATTCTCTAATCGTATCTTCATTGTCGACGAGGCACACAATTTACGCGACAATCCCGATGAGAAAGAAGAAGATGTAAAAGATGACGTAAATGAACATGATACTGCAGAGGCAAGAGCAGGTAAACGGCTTACCCCCTATCTGAAAGAAATTTTAAGTGTATGCGAAGGGCTGACACTTGTCCTAATGACAGCTACTCCTATGTATAACTCCTATATTGAAATTATTTTCCTATTAAATCTTCTTCTTATAAATGATAAATTTGCCACACTGAGAGTTGCAGATGTATTTAATCGAGATGGTTCTTTTACTGAAAGTGGGAGAAATATTTTGGGGAAAGTATCATCCTATTACATTTCATTTATGCGAGGAGAAAATCCTCTTTCTTTCCCCTTACGTCTGGAGCCTGATATGAGAGATCGTGTGCGTGAATGGCCTTCTATTAATCCAAAAGGGGAACCTATTCCTCCTGAAGAAAGAGAGCGCCTAGTACCAAATCTTAAAAAGGGTCTTGAAAAAGGTGGACTTCCTTGTATACCTTGCAATTTTACTTCTGAGTCAGAGGCATTTTATAAGGGAGAGGCAAATGAGATTGTTAAACATGAACAAGGGATTGGTATAGTTTCCATGGATATATTAATTCAAGGAGGAAACTGGATTTTTCCGAATGAGGGTGAATTGCTAAAGGAAAAGATTGGGCAGCGCGGATTTGATGCATGTTTTCAGAAAGAAAAGCGAGGATCTTTAATAACATTTACTCCCTATGAAGGAATCGATGCAAGTTGGCTTCTTCGATCAAATATTGAAAGTTCTAGTGGGAAAGCAGCAGTATTACTAGACCGTCTCGCCAATTGTAAGGGAGTTGCATTTGTATATAGTCGTTTTGTTCCTTCTGGTGCATTAACGATTGCCCTCGCTCTTGAAGCAAATGGTTATACCTTATGGGGAAGAGATGTTGGATTTTTATCGACAGGAATCCAAGACGATCAAGGTAGACAGTGTGCATCGTGTCCTATGAGAGAAAAGGGTCATACAGGATCGCATCCATTCAAACCTGCAAAATATGTTCTTCTTACTGGTTCCTCTGAATTGTCGCCAAATAATGCTGCATCTATTAATATATGCAGAGTACCTAAGAATAAATATGGAGAAGAAGTCAAAGTTGTCTTAGGGTCTCAGGTAGCGGGAGAAGGTTTAGATTTGCGGTATATACGTGAAGTACTCGTGTTTGATAGTTGGTATCATTTAAATAAATTAGAACAGGTTCTAGGACGAGGTATTCGTAATTGTTCACATGCTCTTCTTGACCGAGAATATCGCAACTGTACTGTTGTTCTCCTTGTAAATAAATACGCCTCAGATGCTAGTCTAGAAACAATTGATATGTATTCATATCGAACTGCCTTGGAGAAGGCTATACAGGCTGGAAAAGTCTTGCGTGTACTCAAAGAACATGCAATCGATTGTTCATTAAATAAAGATTCTATTCTGTTAAAAGGAATTCCTCCAATCCCAAGTATAACAGATAGTCAAGGAGTTGAGCGAAAAAATGTAGATATTAATGATATACCCTTTACGGTGATGTGTGACTGGTTAGACAGCTGTGATTATGGATGCAAAGATGGAAAGGGAGAACCAATGCCTGCCCCCCCGTCCCTTGATATGCAAGATATAAATACATATGATGAATATACTGCGCGATTTCATATTCATACTATACGCTCATATATTGAAGATTTAATTACAAATAATCAGTATTATGTTACCTTTGAGAAAATTCAACAACAATTTGAAACGATTCCTAGAACAATTCTATTATCCATTTTAAATGAAATGGTTACACAGGATACCTTTCGAGTAAAAACAGCGAAAGGATCTGGCCGCATTATTCTTCGCAATGGGTTTTATATTTATCAGCCAGATGAACTTCTTGATGAATCAATCCCTATTGCCATACGTGTTCGACATGTGCCCATTCCAAAAGATTCATTTGATCCTACCCTCTATATAAAAGAGAAGGAGGAAAAACCTGATGCTGTAGGCGAACAGGCGTTTTCAATTCTCGCTCCAGCAGATGATACTAGCGAAGGATTATGGGAAGAAGTAAAAGATTGGACGAATGATATTGAGAAAGGAGAGGCAAGTATAACGACTGTACCTGACCTGGTGTTAGATGAATTAAAACAAATCAAAGCCAGTATAGGTATTTATGAAGGTCAAAAGGAAAAATTCGAAAAGATTCTTTGGTTATATCATAGTATATCAGGTAATAAGGAGATGCGCAAGATATATGCGAAAGTTGTAAGAATGTATGTGTGGGATGAATATATTACAACTGCAAAAAAGAGGGAATTGCTGGCAGCTGCAGTAGGATCAGCGGATCTTATTATAAAGGAAGTGGCAGAGGAATCGTATTGGACATTAGAAGGAAAAACCTACCTTCGTGTATTAAATAGTGAGACGAATACGTTGGAATATTTATGCCCTGAATCAAACGGATCGTATAAAGTGTGTTCTGCTGCTGTTGTATCTATTTTAAAGAGAGAAAGCGGAAGGGATCCGCTTTTAGCCGAACCTATTAATACGACAACGACTGGAATTAATTATGGATTTTTGATTTTTAGTCCTAAGAAATTGAATATTATCTTTAAAAAGGGTCGTCCACCTTTGCCTGGGGGGAAACTTCAACGTGGAGCAGAGTGTGCGAATAATAGTTCTACAAGTTCTGAAATAGAGGCATTAAAACAATACGGAACAATTCTAAGAAAGGAAGGACTGTCTGATATGGGATTACATTCGACTGAATTGGCCTCGAGGTCAATTGAAAATAGTTTGCGTGTGTGCACTGTAGTAGATTTAACTCTTCGCATGATGGATGAGTTAAAGGTGCAAGGGAAGAGATGGTTTTATAGAAGTATTCAATCACATCTGGTGAATCATCCATTGAGGTAGTTGAGGTTGGTCTAAAAATGAAAGTATATTTCCCAGTAGAGATAGTCCTATGGAACAAGATGCTATATTCGAAGAAAAGGTTTCTCTTTCTCCGAAAGACATGAATGTTGAAATTTTATCGTTTGACGATATACTTTTGAAACAAATGAGAAGGCAGATTGAAGGAAAGTGCACAAAGCACGGATTTCTTATTCCGAATTCATTGAAGATGTTGAGTCGTTCTTATGGGTATATGGAAAAGGGGACATTTACTGCTGATTCGATGTATTACATAAAGGCGCAGGGAAAGGTGTATAATCCGCCAAATGGGACAGTTGTTGAGGGTGCAGTTGTAAGGAAATCAAAGGCGGGATTATATATTATTATTGAAAATGCTGTACACGTGATGGTTGTAAGAGATCTTCATATTGGTAATAAGGAGTTTGATTCTGTTGAACTGGGGGATACAATTCGAGTAGAGATTAAGAAGTCTAGATTCCAAATTAACGACCCACATATCCTCAGCATTGGGCAGTTTCTTACACTTGTTAAGAGTGCTTCTGATTCTACTTCTGATTCTACTTCTGCTACTCAGGCAGTTGCAGTTGCAGTTGCAGATGCTTCTGCAGCTACAGAAGCAGAAGCAGAAGCAGAAGCAGAAGGAGAAGGAGAAGAGGTAGAAGGAGAAGGAGAAGGAGAAGAGGTAGAAGGAGAAGGAGAAGGAGAGGCAGAAGAAGGAGAAGGAGAAGCAGAAGGAGAGGCACCAGTCGATCCCTTTAAGGCAATCACACCATCTGAAAACATTTCCCTTTAACTGCGGAACTATTCTAAAAATGCAATGTAATATATAAGAAAGTACCATGAGTACAAATGATTTTGAGCAACGTAAACGTCTACATGAAGAAATAAAGAGATTTAACCGCACCGAGCAAGAAGAACTCTTCCGTATATTAAAACGCGAAAATGAAGAAGTTAGTGAAAATAGAAATGGGATTTTTTTTGATCTTGCCGTAATAAAAGAGTCTACTCTTCAAAAAATAAAGGAATGGATTCAATTCTGTAAAAAGAACTCTTCCGAGTTTGAAGAAAGAGAAAAGGAATTGGACATGTTGACAAAAGGTTCTATACTCAACTCCACCTAAGGGACTTTCGTGTATATATAGTAACATGGAGGAATTTCTACAAAAAATATCCGACAATCCGTCTAAAAATATGTCCTTACCTATTTTTACAAGGAATCAAGTACAGCTAAACCCAACAAATTCTCTCTGGGGCGGAGAACTACGGACACTCTCCCCTGGGAAATTAATGACTGCTTTTAATTATATTAAAGATCCTTTGATGATTCTAGGAGGTCAAGCATACATTTCAACACAGGTCAGAGACACTTCCTTTCAACTGCAAGAAAAGGCTATGAATACCATCAGAAATCGCAAGTTAACTAAAGCATCTATGGCTGAAGCATTGAGTGCAATGAATCCTACGCCCGAACAAAACAAAAAGATTGCTCTGATTCTGCACGAATTGTATAAAGTCCAGACTGTATGTTTTGATGTTGATGCTAAAAAGATGTGGACAGTCCCTGAAGATTTAAGGAAATGGTCATTCACAACTCAAACAATCTGGATTGATTCGAGGTGTGAGCATATGATTGACTGGTCTGGCGAAAACACGAAGCAGGTAAATATGGGCGAATGGCTATCCGATAGAGAGGATGATGGATGGGCAATTGACTGGCCTATTGCCGAAGGTACTTTTGAAGAAATTAAGCAGAAGGTTAACGATAGGCATGTAACACCTAAGGGTGTGGGTGCGCGGATAAAGAAGGAAGATTGGGCAAAAACTCTCGGGAAATGCGAGGCAATCGAACATTTCCTTAAGGTTGAGTAAGAATGGAAAAATATAAAGCCATAGTATAAAATGGAAAGTGGCCTTACTATGTTATTACATTCTGTAATAATTGGAATAATACTCTACGTGTTCATGGTATTCGGACTAAGACAGCAAAAAAATGTGGCTGAAAATAGGAGTATTTTAATAGCATCTTCCGTATTGATATATATGATATTATTCGGTCACGGACTGCCAATGAAATTAAATAATAATTTATAGTACTTATCTAATAATTAAATTAATTATTAAGATAAATATTCTAGTGGAAATTGCAGATTTACTAATAAGTTATATGTGAACGTCTAAGAAGACAAATACAATCTCGTAAATAAAGTTGATCAGGGAATAAAGGATTTCATCTAGGTCACACAGTAGAATGGAACTACATCCGGAAGAAATATCCAAGGTAAAAGATATTATTTCCAAATGGTTATCCAACGACACAATGGAATTAGAATCCACTGTGAATATGCCAATTAATGCAACATCCTTCATGGAAGTTGCTCAGCGGTTAACATCAAAAGGTTACACTGCTCTTCCGCAAGAAGACCATATTAAAATCCTTACTCCTGAAAATATTCGTTTTACAATTGTCGGCATGTCATCTATTGAAGAATACTGTAGATCTGATAATTTAGAGACTGCCCCCTTCGAGGCAATGATAAAGGATCGTACAGGAAAAGAAGATTCTGTTGATCTGCCCGAGTATGGTATTCGAGTGAAAGTTCGCCGAGAACTTCCACTTGCGAATACAGACGTTGATATCAAAGCAATGTTAAAGGGATGGGCCTCTAAAAAGAAGGCATTCCGCATTTTAAGAAGGTGGACATTTGTAGGAGAAGGACTTCGATATGATCTAAGTATGGTTCGCAGTACACCCATGAAACGAGGACAGTTTGATTGGCAAACGACATTCAGGCAAAGAGATTTGACAAAGGCTGAGCCAACCTATGAGATTGAAGTCGAACTAGCACGTCCTGATAAGCCAGAGACTGATACGCTCCCTTTCATGAAAACCCTTGTTCGCGGTGTTGGAGAAGTGTTGCGCGGTCTTCAAAAGCACCATATTCTCATGAGAAAGTCGAAAAGTCGCGCAGTTATTTCCGCATATCAAGCACTCACAGGAACTGAGCGATTTCGAGGTGTAGCCCCCATCACAATGATCCTTGATAATATGCGAAAGGAGCGAGTACCCCGTGTTCCTAATATACGCGATGGTTACAATGTAACCGATAAAGCCGATGGAACACGTATGATGGGATTTACAACGGGAAAGGGAGAATTGTATATGATTGATATGACATTTAATGTATATAGAACAGGACTCATTGTCGAAACACTGAAAGATTCTCTGCTTGACGGTGAATATGTAACAAGAGATATCGATGGAAATCCTATTGTTCAGTTTATCTTATTCGATGCGTATATCGTGAATGGAGTCGATATTTCTCAGAAGCCTTTTGCAGGAGAAGATGGTCGTCACACTTCTCTCTTAAAATGGGTAACCACGTGGAATTCAGGCGGAGGACCGGCAACAGCTCTCGCCTTAACGGACAAATCGAAAATTATGGTTTCCATGAAAACATTTAAATTTGCATCTCCCGGCGATAAAGAAATCTTTGATCGATGCAAGGAGGTTCTCGATACTAAGACAGGATATCACACAGATGGCTTGATTTTAACTCCTAATAAAGATCCTTTGCCAACCAGACCAGGAGTAGCCTTTCATGCACAGTTAAAATGGAAGCCTGCCGAGGAAAATACAGTTGATTTCCTCTGTAGTATTGAAAAGGAGAGTGGATCTGTTGAAGATGAGATTACAACGAGCATATTACCTAGCGGCGAATTTGTACAATTTAAGACTCTGCGTCTCTTTGTCGGCAGTGATTTAGACCCAGCATATGAAAATCCTCGTGGCACTATTCTCTTTCGTCAACCGTTGCCAGGTTCTGTTGCAACAAAGAGGGGGGTAGGAATGAAAGTACCGTATAAACCAGTACTATTCAATCCTAGAGAAATTCCTGATACAATGTCAGGGGTGTGTTACATTAAAATCGAGACTGATCCTATTACAAATGATAGTATTATACGCTGTGAAAATGATGGCGATGCTATACAAGATAGATCGATTGTTGAAATGCGATATGATGCATCAAAGGAGCCAGGATGGAGATGGATTCCTATGCGTATTCGTTACGATAAGACGGAAAGGTATCAGAAGGCATTGAAAACTGGTAATTTTGGAGGTACGATGAACAAGGATACTGCGGCTGAGGGTGTTTGGAATAGTATTCACGAGCCTATTACTCGCAGTATGATTCGCACTGGAACTGAACAACCTTCTAGCGAGGAAGTGAAGAGTGCACTGGCTCCTAGTGGAGTTACTCGAGTATATTACGACAGAAAGGGTCCTAAGCAAGATTTACAAAGCGTGCAAGGGCTTCGTGCATTTCACAATAGGTTTATTAAAGAGGGAATTCTACTTTCAACAGGGTTGAAAGGAGGGAAAAAGGTTATTATGGATTTAGCCTGCGGACAAGGAGGAGATCTTGTTAAATGGATACGCGAAGATGTAGCATTCGTATTTGGTGTTGATGTGGCAGGAGAAGGTATTCGCGACCCAATGAATGGTATTTACAGGCGTTATTTGAATCAAATTCTCGAAAATGGTGGGTATGATTCTATAGGTACTATGGTCTTTGCAATTGGAACGTCGGCAAAGAATATTGCTAGTGGAGAGGCTGGATCTACGCCTGAAGAGTCTGATATTATGAGAAGTGTATTAGGAAAAGTAAATCCTAATGGTCCTGTTCCACCGTTTGTCCTTGAAAAGGCTGCGGGTCGTCTTCGCGAGGGAGCAGATTGTATTGCAATTATGTTTGCCCTGCACTATTTCTTTGAATCTGAGGCAACCTTGACTGGCCTTATACAAAATATCAATGATTCCTTGAAAGTTGGAGGAGTCTTTATTGGATGTTGTTTCGATGGTAAAACAATCTTTGATAGCCTTCGTGTTTTACCTGAAGGTGGGACAAAGATAGGACAAGATGGGTCAACGGAGATCTGGAAGATTAAGAAGATGTATTCAAATACGTATTTACCATCTGATTCGCAGGGGCTAGGATTACCTATTGAAGTTGATTTCATTAGTATTGGTACATCGCAAGTTGAATATTTAATGAACTTTGCTATACTAACTGAGCGAATGAATGAGATTGGCTGTTATATCATGAACAAGCAGGAATGTGTTGATGCTGGATTACCATATGCAGAAAGTACGGGCATGTTTTCTGATACATATGATGTGGCAAAGAAGCAAAAGCAGGTGTTTGCAATGTCGCCGGCAGTAAGAGAGTATTCATTTTATAATCGATGGTTCATCTTCAAGAGAAAGAGTACGAGTAGACTTGAGAGTTCTGCTCCTTCTGCTCCTTCTGCTTCTGCCCCTTCTGCTGCTGCTCCTGTAACTGCTCCTGTAACTGCTCCTTCTGCTTCTGCTTCTGCTTCTGCAGCTGCTCCAACAATGCCTGAAGGCGGGGCTACTGCTGCAGCTGCTCCTACACTAGCTACAAGTCAGAAGATGAAATATCAAGCAACTCAGTTGATCCAGTTCTATATAGATTCTCCTCTCACGGATAAACTTGCGGTAGGCGATGTTGAAGCAATTCGTTGGCTTGGACCTTATGCTCCTGTTCCTATCAAGGATGAAGCAGGAGTTTCCTATCCTACCATTGAACATTTCATGGCGGCTATGTTATATAGTGTAGCAACAAATAAGCCTCATCTTGCAACAAGTTTGTTTTCTGAGGAACAAGGTGAGATCCATAAAGAATTTCTCACCGATCGTGCTAGAAAGTTACAAACAATCAAGGCGAAAAATCCAAAGATTGAACCAACAATGACAAAGGCAGAAGAATATCTGCTTCTTAAAAACGAAATCGCAAAAGTAAATGTAAAATTATCAACAACTGAACCAGAAGGCTTATATTCCTATAAGGGAATTCAATTCGATGAAGGAAAATGGTTATCTGTTCGTGCAGGATTCTTAGCTTATGCATTGAAACAGCGATGGGCTATTGATCCTCTTCTGCGTAAAACTGTTGAAGCAGCAAGAGATAAGGCGAAGATTCTCGTGTATTATACTGGTGAAAATAGCGGATCATATTTAGGAGCAACATTTCGTAGTACAACAAAGACTTTGGATGGTCAAAATGCATATGGAATTGAGTTAATGAAACTTGGTGGATTTCGTGGCATATAATACCGGTCTTAAGATTATAGTATATATATAGTATGAAACTAATATATCTATTCTTATTTTTCATGTCACTTAAGTCACTTGGGTCACTTAGTGTGGCTGAACCCCCACTTCCTGCAATTACAAATGCAATTACAGATCCAGTAGGAAGAGTACTCTTATATAATGTAGCAGTAGATACATCTACATCTACATCATCTAAAACATCTACACGTACACCACGAATAAGTCCAACGAGTATTCAAACAATCCGTGAAACCCAATCACTAATACAATCGAAAACAAATCTTAATACAAAAAATCCAACACAAACAGCCGCGTCAACTAAAACATCTAGTGCATCATCAACTACGTCAGCATCTTCGGTTCAAACACATACTCTTACTGCATCAACAACATCTTCTAAAACAATAACATCAACGAAAACGATTTCTGCATCTCCAACAACATCTAAAACAAATTCAGCAAGTCCAACAACGTCTCCTTCACAACGCACTTCAAAAACATCTTCTGCTTCTCCTAGTTTTTCACGCTCTAGTGCAGTATCAAAAACAACAACGGCTAGTCCTACCCAATCCAAGACATCAAAAACAACACTTACAATACCAATTACCTTTTCAGCAACACGATCAGTTGGCTCAACAAAAACGGCTAGCGCATCACCATCTTTTACACGATCTGCTATGCAAAGTAAAACACCTACATCTACGTCAACCCCAAGTAATAGTCGACTTGCTACAAAAACACAAACAGCTACTACAACAGCATCTCCAAGTATACGCGTAACATTCACGACAAGTAGAAATCCACGCGACACGGCAACTGTTCTACAGACTCGAACAGGAACATTGACATTCACTTCGACAAAAACATCAACAACCACAAAAGAGAGTGTTTCATCGCGCATCTCTAATTCTGTTACATCAACTGGATCATCTAGTGCAACTACATCAAAATCTAAAACATCGACAATTACAAGCACTGTATCTGCCTCTACGCGCGTATCATCTTCAAACGTAAGAACGTATACATCGCTCAAGTCAAGTTCGTCATCTCCGTCTACTTCTGCATGCACAACTTCTTCTACAAATATTACTGAATCTGCAACAGTAACACGAGTACCGAAGGAAACATCGTCTAGCACCGGTTCTTCTTCCTATACATCCTCTGGAAGAGCATCATATACATCAACTGCATCTGTTACACAAACACGCTCTATTTCTTCAACCAAGACAATGTCAGCTACCCCTACACTTTCAACATCTTCTCTACAATCGTTTTCTATTATTAGTACAAAGACAATTACACAAAGTACAACTGTGTCTAAAACTCCGTCTGGTTCGACAACAGTATCTCAGACTCCTGTTAAAACTGTTACAGTATCAGTAACTACATCATTCACTCAAGTTGTAACATCAACAACTACTCGAACACTTCTTCTAACTATTACACAAACAATAACAGGAAAAATCAGTAAAACAATTACAGCAACGATAAGTGCATATTCTATGACAGACTTGCCTTCTTATTCAACATCTGTATCGCATACATCTTCAGCATCAAAAGAATCTCTTTCCCCTTCCATAACATCCTCTATTACACAAACTGCCTTGGATAGTCGATCCCCTAATCAAACAAATTCTTTTGGAACGTCTACAGCAAGTGAATCAACGAGTCCTTCCACAACTTCTTCATCAACTATCTCTGGAACATCTTCTGCTACACGAAGCCATGCTACTATATCAGGATCTCCATCTGAATCAAAATCAGGATCGAGTGTGAAAACCGCGTCGAGAAGTCCACTTATTTCTTATTCAGTAACTGCTTCTGGACAAACAAAGACGGCAAAAGTGAGTCAAACGACAACTGCTGCTTTTACTTCTTCGCTTGTATCGACCGCATCATTTCAATCCTATTCTTCTTCTTGGACAATAAGTTCTACTGTAGTTTCAAGCATTTCAGGATCACCAAGCACGAGTAAAACTGGCACCCCTTCTCTAACAGGATCTTTTGGAACTCTTACTATAGTATATACTCCAACTTCAACAATAACACTCAGTAGTTCTGATCGTGTATCATTTACACCTAGTCCTAGTCAAACATTCAGTATGTATACATTAACACCCACTTTTTCTGCTCCTTCTGCTTCTTCTCTTGAAACTTCAACTGAATCAGCAACTGCTTCCATTCAAACAAATACGCCTTTATTCACGGTTACAAGCAGTCCAAGCACATCATCTACTATATCAGCAAGTGCATCTATTAATACTCGAAGTGGAACTGCCACTCCTTCTATTATGAGTATAACACCTGGACAAACATATTCTGTTACAGGATCTTTAGCATCGACTCCTTCTTCTACTGCATCAATGCAAACAATTAGTGGGAGTGCAAGTCCTTCGTTTATTACAAATACACCAAGTCTAACATATTCTGTAGTACCAACTGTATCCTCATCTTCGCTTCTAACTGTATCCTTATCTTCACTGGTAACTGCATCGATTCAAAGTGTGAGTGGGAGTGCGACTCCTTCCTTTTTTAGCATAACACCTGGACTAACATTTTCTGTTACACCTCTTATATCACAATCAATTGGATCTTTTTCGCCTTCTGTAAGTGCATCAATACAAAGTATTACTGGGAGTGCAAGTCGTTCGTTTCTTACGAATACACCAACTCTAACATATTCGCTTACACCAATGCTAACATATTCACCGTCTGCATCTATTCAAAGTGTTAGTGGGACTGCGACTCCTTCTATTATGAGTAGTACACCTGTACAAACATATTCAATGACGGTATCTATATCAAGTAGTCCTTCGATTCAAACTACAACTGCTAGACAAACATATTCAGTGAGTCAAAGTACATCATCCACTGTGTCAATAAGTGCATCGATGCAAACATATTCTGTAAGTGTAAGCCCATCTTTTCAAACAAATACACCTATGCTAACACTCTCTGTAATACCAACACTATCTCAATCATCTATTGTATCTCAGAGTATCGCATCTCAAAGTCCATTACAAAGTGTATCCGTTACACCGTCAATATATTCGATAAGTGTTACAGTATCAGCTTCTCTCGGAACAAAGACATCGAGTATTTCTGGATCATCGACGCAAATATCAAGTCAGAGTGTATCATCTATCCCAACAACTCAGCCGTTTACATTATCTATAACTGTATCACCTGGATTAACAAAATCATCTGCGCAGACTCTATCATTAACACCATCTGTAACATTTACAATGAGCCCATCACCTATTGTAACATCAGGGGCTTATACACCATCTATAAGTGCAACGGTATCTGTGAGTAGTAGATCTGTTACTCGAAGCCCATCACCTATTCCAACATCATGGCCTTATACACCATCTATAAGTTCAACGGTATCTGTAACTCTAACAAGATCTGTTACTCGAAGCCCATCACCTGTTCCAACATCAGGGGCTTATACACCATCTGTAAGTTCAACTGTATCTGTAACTCTAACAAGATCTGTTACTCGAAGCCCATCGCCTGTTCCAACCTCGTGGCCTTATACACGATCTGTCAGTCCAACTAGTTCACTTAGTTTAACTGTATCAAGAACAGTAAGTTTGACTCCTACTGTATCTGTAAGTCTAACACGATCTGTTACTCGAAGCCCATCAGCAGCATTTACAATCCCATCATCCCTTTTACCTACGATAAGTGTAACAAGCAGTGTAAGTCGAACAATATCAACCTCTATTACTAAATGTCTTAGTGTTACAGGCAGCCGTTCTCCTATTGCAACATCATGGCCTTTTACACGATCTATAAGTCCAACAGTATCTGTAAGTAG